GAGATCAAAAAGCTTGTGGGCCAGGGCCGCTATAAGCATGTGAGCGTTTCGCTCTATCCCAAAGGCGGCCTGAGGCACGTCGGCCTGCTGGGCGCGATGCCCCCGGCGGTCAAGGGCTTGGGTGCCGTGGCCTTCGAAGATGGTGAAACCGAATTCAAAACCTATGAGTTTGCGGACACCGACCAGGGAGAGGCTTTTATGAATGAGCTTGAAGAGGCCAAACAGAAAGCGGCCGAGGCGGAAGCCCGAGCCAAAGCGGCCGAGGAGAACGAGGCCAAGGCGAAAGCCGAAAAAGAAGCGGCGGAAGCCAAGGCCAAGGCCGCCGAGGAGGCCAAGGCCAAGACCGATCAGGAATTTGCCGAGCACCGCCAGGCTGAAAAAGCCAAGCAACGCGAGGCCCGGTTCGCCGAGTTGGTCGCGGACGAAAAGCTGATGCCCGGTGACAAGGAAACGGTGATGGGCTTGGCCGCCGCGTTGGATTCCGCCAAGGCGCTGCAATTTTCCGAGAACGGCCAAACCGTGCAGCAGGAGGCGGAAACCGCGCTCTGGAAAATCCTGGGTTCGCGCGCGCCCGGTGGCCTGCTGGGCGAATTCGCCGAAGGCCCCGGCGATGACAAGGACGGGAACGACGCCGCCAGCGGCGATCACGCCAAGACCTTTTAAAGGGAGGCACTAATGGCTGACCCCATACACAACGCAGTATTGGGCAACATCACCGGAACCGAGCGCGAGCTGAAAGGCGGGCGCGGTCCGTGGGTGGAGCGCTCTTATCCCAAGGGCGATCAAGCCTTGGCCTATGGCGAGATCGTGGCCATAAGCAACGCCGACAACGCCGGCTACCTCAAAGGCAGCGCCTATCCCTGGGTTTCCGGTGACGCCAACGTGGGCCAGATCAAGGGCGTGTCCATGGCCGACTTTGCCGCAGAGGAAGTAGGTGCCGATCTAATCACCTTCGGCACCGTCAACAAGAGCGAACTTAAGGTGGCAGGGGCCGCGCCCGATGCCGACGCGCTGGCCGCGCTTGAAGACCGCCACATCTACGCGGTGGGCTAGGCCGTCCGCGCTGACTAAGGAGCATTAGTTATGGCTATGGTCGTAGACCTGAAACAATATTTCACCGCGCAAAAGATCGCCAAACGGTATGAGAGAATGCCGCCTCTCAAGACCACTGTCTTTGACGAGTATTTCCCGGAGGCGGTGCGGGACCAATACGCGCTGCCAATGATCCCGATCCAGGAAATAAGCTCGATCGTGCAGGCCGTGCCGGTGGTGCGGCGCGGCGCCGCGTCCATACCCCTCGGCGGCGATGCATTCGACAATATCTACATCGAGCCCTTGCCCGTGCGCGTGCATGCCAACGTCAGCGCCAAGGAATTGAACGATCTAAAACTCCTTGGCGAATCCAGCCGGGAAAAATGGGCGACGCGCAAGCAGATGGCCATGCGCAGGACCGTGCGCCTGGTCAATGAGATTCTGTCCGCCCAGGCGCTGTTTGACGGCAAGATCAGTTACCCGCTGCTGCAATCCAACGGAAACTACGCAGTCTATGAGGTGACTTACAACGGCGCGCAGACCATCCAGAGCGTTACCGTTGCCGCTGCCAACAAATGGGGCGCTACCACGGCCAACCTCAAGACCGTCTACGAACTGTTTGAGGAAATGGCCGACCTGTTGGACAAGGCCGGTTTTGGCGGCGAAAAGGATATCCGCGCCGGCAAGGAAGCCTTCTCGGCCCTCTTGGCCATGATCGAAGCCACCGACAAACCCAAGATACCCGTCAAGGTGCAGGACGACGGCTCCATAACCCTGGGCGGCCACACAGTAAAGAAGATGGCTGAGGCCTACCGCAACCCCAAGGACGGAACCACTGCCAACAAGATCGACCCCAAGCAAATCCGCATGGTGGCCAAGGGCTACACCGGGCACTTCTACGCAGCCGTGGATGACCTGGATGCCAATCTGCAAGCCGAGCCCATGTTTGTGAAGCCGGTTAAAAGCGAAGACCCCTCGGGCTATCGCTTGGTGGGCGAGAGTAAGCCCCTGCCGGTGGTCGCTCCGCAGGCCACTTGCAAGGCGATCGTGGTCGCCTAAACGGCCCTGGCGGCCCCTGGCCCTTACGTTGGGGCGGCCAAAGAAAGAAAACTAGTACAAACCTAGTGCAAAACGCCTGGAAGGCCCATGTATAGCACCGCCTCGGACCTAGAAAAGCTGCTCGCGCCAGACACAATCCGCCAACTGGCGGACGATGGCCTTGGCGCGGCCGAGCCCGAGGTGGTGATTGCCGAGGCCATTGAACAGGCTGACCGCGAGATTGACTCCTACCTTGGCATGGTGATGGACCTGCCGCTTGATACGGTGCCGCCCATCATAACCAACCTGTCGGCCAAGATCGCGGCCTACAACCTGCACCGCCGCCGCTCCCACCTGGAGCTTGGCGAATGGGGCAAGGAATACGACCGCTGCCTAAAGGTTTTGCAGAACATTGCAACCGGCAAGCTGACCATAGGCCCCAAGGCTGAAGGCGACACCAGCAAGGCCGAAAATCCCGGCCGTGGCGTGATGATTTCGCGCCCGCCTGAATTCCCGGATAAGCGCCTGGAGAAATACTGATGGCCGGGATCACCTATGAACTGGAAAGCCATGAAGTTGATCAGGCCTTGGCCAGCCTGGAGGCCTTTGCCGCCAATCCCCAGCCGCTTTTGGCCGAGATCGGCGAGATTGTGCTCAGCCAGGGCCAGGACAGCTTTGAAAACCAGGCCGCGCCGGACGGCACGCCCTGGATACCCAGCCAGCGGGTGGAACAACACGGCGGCCAGACCTTGGTTGATAAGGGCCAGCTGCTGGCATCGCTTGGCATGGAAGTTTTACCCGACTCGGTGATGGTGGGCACCAACAAGGTTTACGCAGCAATTCACCAAGTGGGGGGCAAGGCCGGGCGCGGCGGTAAAACCACGCTGCCCGCCCGGCCTTTTTTGCCCGATGAACACACGGTGGACTGGGCCGAAATCAACAGGGCGATTAAGGCCCACCTGGCGGAGGTCTTGGGCTGATGAAATACCCCGATGTCATAGCCCTTGAGTTCGACTTGCTTGATTGGCTGCGCGCGGACCTCCGCCTGCAAGCCTGGAGGATTGCATGCGAAAGCCTGCCCGGCTTCAACCGCGACCAGTGGGCCAAGCTGTTCAATAAAATGCCAGCCGTTGGCACCTATTGCGCCCAGGCCACCTACAAGCCCGTACAGCCCGGCATCACTGAAAGCGAAATTTCCCCTCTGGCCATTATCTGCGCCGGGGCGAATATGCGGAGCAAGGCGGCGCCCAGGGTTGGTGATGAACATGAACCCGGCGCCGGGCACATTGTGGAGGCCTGCCGCCAAGTGGTCATAGCAACGCCAACGAACGGCACCAATATCGAATCAATGAAACCAACCGGCTGGCAGCTGGTTTGGTGCAGCACGCAAATAGCGGTAATCGCGCTTACCATCGAGGTCACTTTGACCCGTTCAATCGTACCCACGCCAGGGGAGGTGGAAGCCTATGGCTCGTCCTACAAATAGCAAGCCCAACGAGGCCGAAGTCAAAGCCGAACAAGAAACGGCAACCAAGACGGCCAAGGCGGCCGAGGCCGAGAAGGCAGCCGTAAAGCTGCCAACTGAAACCGTGATCTATCTCGGCCCCAACCACCCAACAGGCGGGCTGCATACCGGCCAGGTGTTCAAGGCCCCGATGCATGGCTTTGCGAAAGAGGTTTATGAATCCGCGCCGGCGATCATGCGGCCTTTGTTTGCGTCTGTTTCCGGCTTGTCCAAAGCCAAGCAAGCGCTTAGCGATCCGGACTCGGATCATGCGCGCGCCTATAGAGAAGCCGCCCAACATTTCAGGGGAGGTAAGCAGCAATGACAGTCTACCGCCACGGCGCATACGCCCGGCAGCTGCCCACGGCGTTAATCCCGCCGCGCCGCGTTGAAACCGCGCTGCCCATTGTGATCGGCACCGCGCCGGTGCACATGGTCAAGGAGGGCTACACCGGCCCAATCAACCAACCGGTCCTGGCCTACTCCTATCAAGAGGCCGTAACGACCTTGGGCTATTCAGAGGAATGGGCGGATTACACCCTCTGTGAGTTCATGTTCAGCCAATTTGTGCTGTTCGGCATGGCGCCGGTGGTGTTCATCAACGTGTTTGATCCGGCCACGCACAAAACCAACATAGCGGCCGAGGAAAAGGCCTTTGTTGACGATGTTCTCTATCTCGCCCACACCGGCCTGGTGGCCGATCCCACGGTTAAGAACCAAGCGGGCGACGTCACTTATGTCAAGGGCACCGACTATACGGTTAACCTTATAGCCGGGCGCATCAACCGGGTTGAAAGCGGCGCCATCACGGCCGGGGCCACGGTCCAAGTCGCCTATGATTATGGCGATCCCAGCAAGGTCGATGCAGATGATATTGTGGGCGGCATTGACGGAGCCACCGGGGCAAAGTCCGGCCTGGAACTCATTGACGATGTGTTCCCGCGCTTCCGCCTGGTGCCCGGCCTGGTCCTGGCCCCCGGTTGGAGCCATAATCCGCTGGTGGGCGCTATCCTCGCCACCAAGGCCGCAAACATTAACGGCATATTCCGCTGTAGCGCCCTGCTGGATATCCCAAGCGATGCCAGCGGTTGCACCAAATACAGCGATGTGGCGGAATGGAAAAACACCAACAACTACATTGGTGAGCTAATTGCCAATTGCTGGCCCAAGATGCGGCTGGAAGATGATATCTTCTGGCAAAGCACCCAGCTTGCCGGCCTGATCGCCAGCGTGGACGCGGATAATGGCGATATCCCCTATGTGAGCCCCTCCAACCACCTTTTCAAGATGAACGGCGCCTGCCTGGCCAATGGCGATGAGGTATTTTTGGGCCATGGCGAAGCCAACTACCTAAACAGCCTGGGCGTCATTACATCCCTCAATTTTATCGGCGGCTGGCGCTGCTGGGGCAACCGCACCGGGGCCTACCCCTCCAACACGGATGTCAAGGATTCCTTTCTGCCCATCCAGCGCATGTTCAATTGGATCGGCAACACCCTGGTGCTGACCTGGTGGCAAAGGGTTGACTGGCCCATCAACAAGCGCTTGGTCGAAACCATTGTGGACAGCGTTAATGATTGGCTGAACGGCTTGGCCGCGCGCCAGTGCATCTTGGGCGGCCGGATCGTGTTGCTAGAGGAAGAAAATCCGACCACCGATTTGATGGACGGTATTCTGCGGTTCCACCTTTATGTCACACCGCCCAGCCCGGCCCGCGAGATCGAATTCCTTTTGGAATACGATCCTGCTTACCTCTCCAACTTGTTCAAGTAAAGGGAGACGGCTATGAACCAGACCAACAAACTGCCGGAGATACTAATCGCTTTCCGGGCGTTCAATGAAAAAGACGATCTCCTGGGCGTGGTGGATGTTGAGCTGCCGGAATTCGAGACTATCTCGGAAGAAATCACGGGCGCTGGCATTGCCGGGAAAATGGAGGTTCCGGTGATTGGGCACTTCGGCTCAATGACCCTGACCATGAATTGGCGCGCCTATACCAGCTATGTAACCAAGCTGGCCAAGCCTTTGGCCCACCAGCTCGACTTGCGCGGATCAATCCAACATTTCGACCCTGGCACCGGCGAACACGTCACCGTGCCCGTGCAGGTAATGACCAGGGCTATCCCCAAAAAGACGGCGATCGGCAAGCTGGCAACCGGCGCGCTTATGGATACCAGCACTGAGTTTGAAGTTGTGACTATCAAGGTCAAGCTCGATGGCGATGAGCACATCGAATACGACAAGCTCAACTATGTATTCAAGATTGACGGCACCGATTATCTGGAAAGCGTTAAAGCCGATTTAGGCCTTAGCTAAAGGAGTTTTCATATGGGCGAGGTGGTGAAACTCGATTACCCCATCGAGATAGGCGGCAAGCAAGTTGACAAGCTGGATATGCGCCGGCCAACGGTGGGAGACATCCAGGTGGTCCAGCGGGATGATGGCACCGACTTTGACCGCGCGGTCTCCATGTATGCGCGGCTAACCAACCAGTTGCCGGAGGATATCGCCAAGCTGGATTATGCGGACTACGCCAAGCTGGACAAGCTATACGAGGGTTTTACCAAGGCCGCCCCTGCGGCGGGCAAGTAAAAGATCACCTCCAAGCCTGGCCGGCCTACCGCCTTAAATGTTTGGAGCTGGCCGCCAAATATCGCACGGACCTGGAATATTGGCTTGGCCTTGAACTAGGCGAATTCCGGGATTTCTACCAAGACGCTTTAAGAATCGCTAAGGCGGCTCGCAAATCATGAGCAACAACTACCGGCTGCTATTTAAGATTGGCGCGCAAGCGGAACCGTCGCTGGGCAAAGTCATAGCGCTCACGCACGGCGGCATTGCCAAGCTGGACAAGGCCGGTCAACACCTGGGCAAGGGGCTCAAGGCCCCTGAATCCGGCCTGGCCGGAATAAGTAAAACCGGGGGCAGCGCCGGCAGGACAAACGTCATGCTGGCCCAGCGCTTCGCCCAAACCCAGCGCAATATTAACGCCTATGCCCAGTCCCTTCGGACCAGTAATAGGCGTCTGAGGGAACATACCGCCGCCGCTAAACGCGAGAAACAACTCCAAGGCCAGCTGCGCGCGGAATACAACCGCACCGCAAAATCCATGCGCAAGCTGGCTGCGGGAGGCAGAGCCGGTGCCACCGCTGGCGGCAAAGGCGCGCCCGGTCTTTCCGAATTGGCGGGCGTGGCCGCTCCCGTGCTGGCCGTGTCATTGCCGGTTAAAAAGGCCATGGAGTTTGAAAGCGCCATGGCGGGCGTGCGCAAAGTTGTGAACTTTGCGGAACCTGACGGCCTTAATAAATTCGGCCAGGAACTAACCAAGCTCAGCACAAAAGAGATCCCAATCAGCGCGGCGGGCCTGGCCGAGATCGCGGCTGCCGGTGGTCAGTTGGGCATAGCTGAAAAGGACCTTTTAAGCTATGTGAAAACCACGGCCAAGATGGCCGTTGCCTTTGACATGCTCCCTGATGAAGCGGGCGACGCCTCGGCCAAGCTTTCCAACGTTTTCAAGATACCGGTGTCGCAAATCGGAAAGCTGGGCGATGCCATAAACCACCTTTCCGATAATACGCCCGCCAAAGCCCGCGAGATCACCCGCGCCATGCTGCGCGTGGGCGGCACCAGTCAACAATTCGGCTTGAGTGCCCAAAACACCTCCGCCCTGGCCGCTGCCTTCATTGGTTTGGGCAAGCCGCCCGAGGTTGCCGGCACCGCGATCAACGGCATGCTCGTCAAGTTGATGACTGCTGAAAAGGGGGGCAAAGCCTTTAGTAAAGCCCTAAATAAAATCGGCTTTGACGCCTACGATCTGAAAAGTGCCATACAAAACGACGCCCAGGGGGCGCTGACTTCTTTCCTGGAATCCATTGCTCAGATGGACAAGGCCGAGCAAATGGGCGTTCTGGTTGACCTGTTCGGCCGGGAATATGCCGATGATGTTGCAACCCTGGTGGGCTCCCTGGACAGCTACAAAAAGGCCCTGGGTCTTGTGGCCAAGGAGCAATCCTACCTGGGCTCCATGAATAAAGAATTTCAGAACCAAGCAAACACCACGGCAAACAAGGCCACGCTCTTAGGAAATAAGCTAGGAGGCCTTTTAACAGGCTCCGGCACAAACCAACTGCCGGTGTTTAACAGCTTGCTTGCCACCGCTGGTGGGGTCTTGGATGTCATGTCCGGCCTTTCCACTGAATTTCCCAAAGTATCCTCCGGCCTGGCCCACCTGGTGGGCGGCGCGGCAGCGGCTATAGCCGTTTTCAAGGGCCTGAAACTGGCCGGGCGATTCTTTAAATCCGGCTTTTCAGATATTGCAAGCTTTGGACGCAAAGGCTTTAACCTTGCGCGCGGCAAGCGCGGCAAGCGCGGCCGGGGTGGCAAGGGCGGTGCGGTGGGCGGCCTGTTGGGTGCAGCGTCAGGCGCAACCCCTGTTTATGTGGTCAATATGCCGAGCGGCGGCTTAGGCGGCCTGGGCGACATGTTTGGCAGCGGCTTTAAAGGTAAGGGCAAAGCCGGTCGATTTGGGAAAATCGGCAGGGGACTTGCCCGATTCGGCCGCAAAGGATTTTTAGGAAAGGCAGCCGGGCTGGCGGGCCGCGTGGCCGCTGGTGCCGGTGGCCTGCTTGGCATGGGCGGCGGGGCCGTGGGCATGTCTGTTGCCGGGGCGGGGGCCAAGTCCGCCGCGTCAGGCGTAGGCCTTTTAGCCAAGGCTGGCAAGTTCCTCGGCAAGGGCGCGGGCAAGGGGCTCCTAAAGGCTGGCGGTAAAAGCCTGCTTAAAAAAATACCAGGTATAGGCCTACTGGCCGGAATCGGTTTTGGCATAAGCCGCGCGCTGGAAGGCGATTGGCTGGGCGCAGCCGGCGAGGTGGCCTCCGGTGCGGCCGGCATGATACCGGTCGTGGGCACCGCCGCCAGCATTGCCTTGGACGCGGGCCTGGCCGCCCGCGATATGGCAAAAGAATCCACAACAGCCGAAAGCGAGGCCAAGCCCCAGCCCGAGCTCGACGCCGCAACTCCCCAGCCCGAATTGGCCCGATATGCCACGGGCGAATCAACCTTCAACATTGATATCAACCAAACCGTTAACGCGCCCGGAGCCGATGCGGCCTCATTGAAGAACGTCTTAGGCGATGGCCGCGAAGAACTAAAGCGCGCGATCCAAAAAGTGGTCGAGGAAATCTATTGGCAGCAACAGCGCACGGGGTTCAACAATGCCTAGCCGCCACATAACCAGCCAGGGCGAGGCATGGGACCAGATCGCCAAGGCGCGGCTGGGCCATGAAACCATGGCCCATCATTTGATGGATGCCAACCCGGCCCATCGCCATGTGGTCATATTCCCGGCCAATGTTGAATTGATCGTGCCCGATGTCGAGCAGCCAACGCAAGAGGAGCCGCCGCCATGGCAGCAGAGATAGCGCGCCGAGCTGTTTTAAAGCTCATGTATAACGGCGTGGACATTGGCGGCAACTGCGTGCATGCCGAATATGTTGATTATGCCGAGGGCACCATGGATGAACTCACCGTCACCCTTGAGGACCGGGATAAAAATTGGCAAGGCCCATGGATTCCGGCCAAGGGGGCCGAATTATCGGCGGTGATCCAATGTTATGACTGGTTCCAGCCCGGCGACAGCCCCAGCCTTACCATACGCGGCATGCAGATAGGCGAAATCGATCTCAACGGCCCGCCGGATCAAGTAACCATTCAGGCGGCGGCCGTTAAGGTTAAAAGCAACGCCCGCACCCAGCGCAAATCAAAAGACTTTGAAGATGTAACCCTGCACCACATTGCAAGCCACGTCGCGGGCAAGGCAGGGCTCAAGCTCAGCTGGGAGGGCAACGATAATCACTTTGACCGGGTGGACCAACGCGATGAAAGCGACATGGCTTTCTTGCGCCGCCTTTGCAAGAAATACGGCAACAACATCAAAACCATTGACGACACCTTGTTCGTCTATTCAGCCGAAGCATGGGACAAGAGGCCGCCCTCGGCAAGCCTGGTCAAGGGCCAAGACTGGATAAAGAGATACCATTTTAAAACCGGCGTCCATGATAAGTATCGCGGCTGCGTTTACGCATTTAGCCACCCTGAAAAAAAAGAATTGATACGCGGCGAGTATCTCCCGCCTGGCGCCCCCCCAACTGGTGAAATGCTGGTGCTGACGCGGCCGGCCAAAGACCAGGGCGATGCAATAAAACAAGCCAAAGCCCGCCTGCACCGGAAAAACCGCTGGGAAGTAGCGGCCGATTTCGACTTGGTGGGCGATCCGCGCAGGCGTGCAACCCACGTGCTGGCCCTCAGCGGATTCAAGAATTTTGACGGGAATTACATGACCGATGAAGCCCGCCACACCCTGGACGGTAACGGCGGCTATGAAACAGCTCTAGTTCTGCGCAGGGTCCAATGAATAAGCCCCTCGGAAAAATAATGCGGAAACTGACCGGCCTTGAGGGCCGGCAGGAAAACCTGCTCCGCATTGGCTATGTGACCGAAGTCCTGGAGAAGGAGGCCAAGGTGCGGGTTGAGTGCCAGGACCAGGATGTGCTTAAGACCTACAAACTGCCTGTGCTTTGCCATAAATCGCGCTGCGATAAAGATTATTGGATGCCCGATGTTGGCGAGCATGTGCTTTGTGTTTTTCTCCCCTACGGCCAGCATTATGGCTTTGTGCTGGGCAGCTTCTATAGCGAAAAGGATCTCCCGCCTGTCGCCAGTTGCGATAAAGCCCATATCCGCTGGCTTGATGGAACCTGGATTGAATACGATCGCGGCACCCACGTAATGCAGGTGCATTGCCTGGGTAAGGTCTTGATCGCCTCGGCCGAGGAAATTGAGCTAAAAGCGCCCATAGTAAAAATGCCAAACCCCATCATCACTGGCCCCGGAGAGGCCGAGATAAAGCCGGTGGAGCCATCGCCGATCCCGCCGCCCGCGGAGTGGCCCTATGGGTAGCCCCGGCAGATTCGGCCCGATCTCATTTGAGACCAGCGCCCAATATATACGGACATTCGAGACATTGCGCGAACGCCACCGCGCGCGCTATGCCGTGCACGATGTGCTGGATTTAGACCAAAAATTGCAATTCGTGGGCCTCGACCTGGCCGAGGTTGATTTTGTTATGACCTTTCACCATGCGTTTTGTGTGCCCGCCGATGAGCGCGGCAAACTGCTGGACGTGCTGAAAGCGCATGAATATCACCCGCTGGTGATCGGCGGCGCAGACATGGGCAAGTTCGTGCTGGAAGAATTGAAAACCGAGTGGAAGCACACTTCAGCTGCCGGCAAGCTGCTATACGCCTCTGCTGAAGTACGGGTCAAGGAGTACCAATAATGGAACTGCTTGTGCGCGCCGAACCGCAGGCCGTGGTTATCGGGCCGGAAAGTTTGCCAGAAGAAATAATACAAAACGTGCGCATGATCCTGACCACACCCAAAGGTTCAGTCCCCTTGGACCGCGATTTCGGCTTGGATTTCACAGTGGTGGATAAACCCACACCGCATGCACTTAATCAAATTGCCTATGAGGTAATCCAGCAGGTCAACAAATACGAACCGCGCGCGCGGGTGATTGGGGTTTCGTGGCCTTCGGCCGAAAACGAAGCCATGGACGGCAAGCTGGCCCCGGAGGTCAAGATTGATATCCCGGAGGCCGCATTATGAACCTGGCCAGTTTACCCAGCATAGCATTCTGCGAAACCGATACCGCTGCTGTTGAACGCGCCATTATCGCAGATTATGAGCAAATCGCCGGTGTAAGCCTTTACCCAGGCGACCCGGTGCGGCTGTTCTTGGAGGCCCTGGCCTATCTCATTTGCCAGCAGCGATTCATGATCGACTATGCGGGCAAGATGAATCTGGTCAGCTTGAGTGAGGGCGATTATCTGGATCATCTGGGCGCGCTCTTAAACACGGTTCGCCTGGGAAGCGGCTATGCCCGCACAACCCTACGCTACACCCTGGGTCAGGCCATGGATTGGCCTATTGTGATCCCGGCCGGCAGCCGCGCCACGGCGGACGGCCAGCTGTTCTGGACCACGCTTGAGGATGCTGTAATTGATGCTGGCCAGCTATCGGCCGAGGCCGAGGCCAAGTGCGCCGAGCCCGGAGCCCAAGGCAATGGGCTTTTGCCGGGCCAGATCAACCGCATGGTTGACCGCACCACTTATGTATCCACCGTGGAGAACACCACGCTAACCCTGGGCGGCACTAACGATGAAACAGACACGCGATTACGGGAACGGGTGCAGCTGGCTCCCGAGCGGCTGAGTGTGTGCGGCCCGGAAGATGCCTATCGCTATTGGGCCATGAGCGTCAGCCAGGGAATCCTGGACGTGGCCGTGTGGAACCCGGCGCCGGGTGAAATCAAGCTGGCTCCGCTGATGGCCGGCGGTCAGCTGCCCTCAACCGAAATCATCAACAAAGTCGCCGAGGCGGTGCTGGCCAAAAAGCGCAGGCCCCTGACCGACGTGGTCCAGGTGGTCTCTCCCGAGTCGGTGAGCTACCAGGTGCAGGGCGCCTATTACATTCTGACAAGTTATGCCGCCAAAGGCGGCGCGATCCAGGCCCAAGTCCAAAAGGCGCTTAAAGATTACCTGGCCTGGCAGCGGGCCAAGCTGGGCCGCAATATCAGGCCCAGCGAGTTGGTGGCCCGCGTGCAAGCCATAGACGGCATACAGCGCGTGGAACTGACCGAGCCGGCCTATGAGGCCCTGGACCCTTGGCAAGTCGCCATGGCCGGGGAGGCGGCGCTCACCTATGGGGGCTTAAGCGATGACTGATCTTCAGCGCCTCCTGCCGCCCAGCATTTCAGGAGATGCGGGCATCCAGGCCGCCGCCCAAGCGGCCGGCGATCAAGAGGCGATAGTACGCGCGCTTATTCAAAATGTGTTCATCTGGTCGCGCCTGGACGATCTATCCGAGACGGTCTTGGATCACCTGGGCTGGTCGCTCCATATTGACGGCTGGGAATACGCCACCACCCGCGAACTCAAACTGTGGCTGGTCCGCAACTTCTATGAATGGCACATCTACAAGGGCACTGAGTACGGCCTGTCGCTTTATTGGAGCACCCTGCTAAATCGCAATCTCCTAAAAGCCGAGCCTGCCCATAAAAGTTACCTTGGCACAAGCCTGACGCCGGCCGAGCGTGAAGCCTTCGAGGCGCCGCACCCCGAGATCAGGGCCTACTCGTTTCGCAGCTACGGCCAAAAGCAAAGCCTGTTTATTGGTGACTGCCTGGGCGATCCGGCCGAGGGTCATGCCGTGTTCCCGGCCATGACCGACGCGCTCTTACGCTGTGGCCATCGCCTGGAGTTGTATGACCCGGAGCTAAGCCAAGCCACACCGCTACATGATCTGCTTTATGAACGCGATCAGGTTGCCAAGCTGGCGGCCGACATCATTGAGGTGCGCAAGCCCGGCCAGGCCAAGGGCCAGTTTGCCGGCGCGCCTTTAGCCAAGCCCTTGGTGAGCCACAAGGCGGGCGCCCGCCTGTTCACCCTCAAAATGGAGCGCTCTTATAGCGATGAAATAGAGCGCCGCATCCCCTTGTCGATCCAGCCCAGCTTGCAGCCCATGAGCGTCTATTACTCCTGGGCACAGGACCCCGGCCAGGCCGGCCGGCGTACATTCCTGGCCAACCGTTGGCCGGATCAATACCCGGATACCGGGGGCCGCGCTTACCTGGGAGCAAGCTACCCCCACCCCGGCGACGCGGGCATACGGCTCTATAAACGCTTCAAGCTTTTCGACCCGGACCGCGTAAAGTTCCTCCGCCGCCAGCCCAGCACATTTCTAGGCGGCTTCAGGCTTGGCCCTTTGCCACCGCATACCGCCGAGGTGGCGGTGGATGTGGCGGGCAACCTGCCGACCGGAGCCGTATCCCTGCCCGGCCACGCCGGCAAAGGACATTTCACAGTATCAAACGCCGTCACCCGGATTGCCCAGGTGCGCCACGTGGGCAAGCTGGCCGCGCGGCGTTCAGACAAGGTTTTGCTATCCATCACCAACCGCCGTCAAATCCGCGCCAGCACCAGCGTGCTTGCCGGGGCGGCCGTGGCTGGTGAATACCGATTGGAGGTCATTTAATGGAGCGCCAAGTTCTTTACCGCGACCGGCAGGAAATGCAGGCGGCCGATCTACTCAACACGCAGCAGTTCACCGATGAATCCATCCAGCATTTGATACTGGATGCGATCACGGCCGAGCGCATGATTGTGGGTCTTACGGTCACTACTCCCAGCGCCACCGAAATCGAGATAGCTACCGGCCGCCTGTGGGTCGGTGACCTGGGCAAGGTCTATCGCAAGGATCAAGCAGAGACCATAAGCGTGTTCAGCCACATGCCCGTGCAGGACAAAAGGTGGCTCACCATCAGCGTGATCGGCCAGGAGCAGGACACCGATACGCAGCCCCGCGATTTCCTGGTGGACCTGCAAACCGGCCAAACCGAGCCCCGCGCCGTGGCCATGGAGCAACAGCGTGTGGCGGTCAGCCATATCACGGCTGGCCTTGAATCCACAGACCCACAAAAGCAGGACCCGCCCACCGGCTATACCGTGATCGCCTACGTACTCCTGAATACCGGCGGCGTGGAAAAAATCGAGTTGGCCGAAAACAAGAGATTGATGCGCCTATTCGAGGTTTGGCAGCTGGCTTTGGCCAACGCCGGCTGGATCTCACTCACCGACCCCAAGATCGCATCGCTCATAAGCGATTTGGCCCGGCTGTCCAAGATGATTAAAGGTCTGGCCTACATGGACATGCTGAATGAGTTGGCCCGCGATGTAGCGCACCTCAAGGACCTATCACACCTGCCTGATTCCTATGTGATGTACGGTGCGGATGTTTTCTTGGACAGTTCGGAAAGCGACGCCCAAAACGTCGAATTCCATGCGCGAGTCGAAGAGGGCATCCGTTTCCCCTGGGCCGGCCAGACCGAGCAGCAACCGGCCCTGTTCAACCCATATGCAACCCAGGTTGTGAACTTCAACGGCCTGATTCTCCCGGCTCATGAAGATGTGGTGAGATTGGCGGTGACTGGAAACTATTCCGGCGCCACGTCCATCAGCCAGTACCAATACCAAACCCTTGAAATGAAGGTGGGCACCAGGACCCAGCGCCGGGTGCGCTATGGCCCCACCCGCGATGTGTGCACCAACGGCGTCAATTGGAACAACGGCACCTATGACGCGGTGAACAACGTTTTCGAGGCTGGCGGCGCTCAGTACGAGGTCCAGGAACGCTACGGAGAGCATAACGGCCATTACTGGTTGCGTGTGCAGGAATATTGGGTGGACACCTGGACCGAGACCTACACCTATTGGGCCACGGTGGATCAGACCATCAACGGCAGCCAGATCGCCCAAACATTCTTGAACGCGCAAAACGGCTGGCTGAAAGCCATCGACCTTTACTTTGACCAGGTTGATACCGATGGCGTGGTTTACATGCACATCTGCGAAACCGATTTGGGCCTGCCCAATCGCAGCCGCTGCCTGGGCGGTACTTCCGTGGATGTCGCTGACCTGAAAAAGCGGCCCACGCCCACGCCTTTCGTCTTTGGACAGCCCATTTTCTTGGAAGCCGGCAAGCTCTACGCAATTTTGGTTACCACGGCCGGTGACCATGAGGTGGCCACGGTGCAGGGCACTGAATACACCCAAGGCACTATCTTTAACAGCACCGATGGGGCCTATTATCAGGGCGACTTCACCAAAGACCTGATGATGCGCCACCACTATGCCCGCTTTGCGAACACGCGGACCGAGGTGGAGTTGGCGACCATCAGCCTGGCAGAGGGCATCGCTGACCTTGATTGGCTCGCTGAAACCATCGTGCCTGATTCAACCGATCTGCTTATTGAGTATCAAAAGGAGGGCTCTGGCGCTTGGTATCCCATGGTGCCTGAAACCGCAGATCAGCTTTTGGGCCTGCCCGCCATGCTGCACCTGCGCGCCGTGTTTATCGGCAGCCAGGACCTTATGCCCGGTTTGAGCTTGCCCGGCAGCCGCCTGCAAGCCAACCGGCCGGCCACCACCTTTAAGCACATATCCACCCCGCGCACCCTCAGCCAGGCCAGCGAGAACATCGACGTGATTCTGCGCCTTGAAGGCTGGGACGGTGCCAAGCACTCCTGCACGGTCAAGCTGATTTCAGGCGCGACCACCTATACCCATGACTCGGTGACCGATGTGGTGATCGCCGACGCCGACATTCCCACCATCCAGCGCACCGTGAACCTACTCCCGGAGCCTGGCATGGGCATCAGCGATTACCAAATCCAAGTGGAGGGCACCAGCACCACGGCCTTGGATGTATTTCACGTGGCCCAGCGCATGGACGTGGCCAAGTAGGGAGGCGAACCCGTGCGCAAGCTTGAGCAATACCGCGTAAAGGATGGCAAGACACCGCTATCCGGGGCTGAGCTATCCTGGCGGTTCTTTGATATCGACGGCCGGCTGCATCAGCTGGAGCTGCTCAAGATATCCTGGCAGGAAGCGGTGGCCGAGGTTCAAAACCACGGGCTTGAGCGCATCAATACTGTGATCCAGCCGATCTTGGAGCAGGCCAGCATTTTGGTGGCAGACGCCCAAGATGATCTAACCGACATCGCCAGCCAGTGGCAGACCATCCTGGATGGTTGGGCGGGCATGTCCGGCACCATCGGCACCATGGACGCCAGCATCAGCGCCGTTCAAAGCGATGTGGCGGCCTTGCAAGCGTCTATTGCCGACCTGTTAGCCGCACCGCCCACGCCGATCCGATTTGCGCAGATGGGCCTGGTTTCCGCCCAGGCCGGCATAGTCGTGATTCCGGCCGGCGTCAATCTCACCATAAGCAAGGTCGCGGCCATCGTGGGCACCGCGCCTGCCGGCGGCCCCTGCTCAATCGCCCTTAAAAAGAACGGCTCTGATGACATCTTCGCTAGCGGGACCTTGGACATTGCCGACGGCGCCAACTCCGCCGATACCACCAACCTGCAAAACAACACCTTAACGCCCACCGATTATATCCGGGTGGATACGACCGCCGGCAACAGCGCCCAGGACTTGATGCTGGTGATGGAGTTCTAGGAGGCTTTATGAACCAAGTAAAGATCACATCGGCCCAGCAGGCTGGCCTGCAAATGGTGGTCGAATATGAAATCTACAAGGGGAACCCGGCCGCGCCGGGCGAGATGATCTTGGTTGAAACCCAGCGGCGGGCATTCCCCAATACGCTCACCGAGCAACAGGTTTTAGCCTTGATCCGCGATGATGCCGAAGGCGCCTTGGCGGCCACCACCGTATCGCCGCCCGATCTGTCGTCGCTCCTGGGCGTGCTCAAGGACATCACAACCCTGCCAACCATTGCGGAGGTTATGTAGGCCATGGCCTGGACCGCCACAGGCGGCGGCGACCATGAGGGCGCTGATTGGATCATTGCGGCCAATACCAACCTGGCTGGGCTGCACACCAATGTTGGCAAGTTTGAGGTGCAATTAGGCCAGATCGCCTCTGCGCAAACGCGGCCCGCTGGCACTGATATCGGCTCAAGCCCGGTGGTGGACCTTAACGACGCCAGCGCCTCGGTTACGGACGCCTCGGCCGACTTGAGCGCGGCCGGCCGAAAATGGGTCGAGCTTGTGGACAACACGGGCAAGGCCATTTGCAGCGGGTGGGCGCTATCCACGGGCGCCAACACTCTTGCGCTTTATCAGGATTCAAGCTTCCTCCATCGTGGCTGGTCCTTTATAGGGACCGGCAATTCAAGCGACATAGCCAGCTTCAAGTATTGGGACACGCCGGCCAATCTTGATGTGAGAGCGCGGGATATTTTTATCGAGGGCAACATTGATGCTGACGGCGTTGGTCATTTGGGGGGCGCCGGCGGCGCAGGTGTTTACGCCGGCGATTGCTATGGTACGTGCAATTCATGCTCTGGATCAGCTCATGCTGGCGGCTATGGTACTGCTGGCGATGGCCCATTCGCAGGTGTCGCCAACGGGGGCAATGCCGGCTATCTTGGCGCGATCTCAAACAGCGATTCCACCACAACCGAATATGTGACAAGTGGCTCCGGGGCTGGTGGTGGCCGGGCCGGAAATTCATGCACTCCCAATTGTAACGCTGACTGCCCCACGGAATGCGCCTGCGGAACCTATAGCGGGTCCAACCGTTGTCGCGGCGGCACGGGTGGTGGCAATGCCCATGGCGGTGGGGCCGTCATTCTGGAAGCCTCAAATGTTTTAAGTGTCGCCGGCACAATTTCGGCCAAAGGTACAGATTCGGCAATCGGTTCGAGTGGGTCAAGCGACACCTGCGGCACCGGCGCCGGCGGTTATGCATCCGGCAGGGGAGCGGGCGGCGGCATCCTTCTTAAGTGCAAGGGTACCGGCGGCATCGCCATCACAGGCGCCTTGGATACCAGGGGGGGCAACAGTTCCACCACGGCCTACGGCTCCACCAAAATATTCGCCTTGCCTGGCCGCATTGCCACTACGGGAGCGACCTTGAACACCGGACATGACGGCGCGGGCGGTTTCGGGGTGCCCTTCACCTCTGAGACCTTGGCCGCGCCGTCATACATCTTTTAG